GTATAGAACTGGTGTTGCCAACGCTAAAGCAACTATTAGAAGAACACAGTTTAAAATTATGCAACAGATGAACTCTAGTAGTATGGCCGCATGGCTTGGTAAAGTTTATCTCAAGCAAGACAAAGAAGATGATGATGATGATTATAAACCATTACCTTTAGGAGATGTGATTGATTTGTGATACCTTTTCCTGATAAGAAATATGATATTATTGTTGTTGATCCACCATGGAAAATTAAAAAAATAACTCATAAATCAAGACCAAATCAAATTAAAATGGATTATCAATTAATGGAATTAGATGATATTAAATCATTACCAATTAAAAATTTAGCTAAAGATAATTGTTGGGTGTTTCTTTGGACAACGCAAAAATATTTATTTCAAAGCAAAGAAGTTTTAGAGTATTGGGGATTTAATTATCTTATGATGGGTGTATGGGAAAAAACATTTGGAAAATCTGCTGGTATGCCTTTATTTGGATTTAGATGGAACGCAGAATTTATAGCTATTGGATATAATAAAAAACCTGATTTATGGATAAAAGGTAAACCATTAATACCATTATGTTTTCAAGCGGAAAATATTAGACATTCACAAAAACCAAATAAATTTTATACAATGATACAAGAATTAGGTGAGGATAGAATTGATATATTTGCTAGAGATAAAAAAGATGGTTGGGATTGTTGGGGAAATGAGGTATAGAAAATTATGGCAAAATACAGAGGAAAAACAGTAAAACTTAATAAACCTATGAGAGGTGACGTTAAGAAGTTCAAAGTGTTCGTAAGAAACAAATCTACAGGCAGAGTGCAGAAAGTAAATTTTGGCAGTAAAGAAATGTCAATTAAAAAACATATACCAGCAAGACAGCGTAGTTTTTTAGCTAGAATGGGTGGTGTTTTAAAACAAGTCAAAGGGCAAAAATCTTTAAGTCCAGCATTTTGGAGTATGAAAGCATGGCGTAAAGGTTTTAAAGTGTGAAAACTTTTATCCTTATGATGCACATGATGGTTTATGATCCTGATCTTAGAATGATGCGTGGTATTACTTTTTTTGAACCAAGCATACCTAAATACGAAAGCAAGGAAGCCTGTTCAAAAAGAGGAATAGAAATAATTACAAAAGTAAAAAAAGAATTTATAGATTTAAAACTTAAAACTGGTGAGTTTGAAATAGATTGTATTGAGGTAAAATCTAACAGTATTTAATGCCACTATCTGATCCACAGAAACAAGTTATATCATCTGATAAACGATTTAGAGTGCTTATTACAGGCAGACGTTTTGGTAAAACTTATCTATGTTTATTAGAAATACTTAGACAAGCTAGGAACTGTGACAATGGTAGAATCTATTATGTGTCACCATCATACCGAATGTCTAAAGAGATTATGTGGAAACAGCTTAAAAAAACAGTTAAGAAACTTAGATGGGAAAAGTACATCAATGAGTCTGATCTTACAGTGGTGCTAGTAAATAATTGCCAGATAAGTTTAAAAGGTGCAGATAAGACTAGAGATAGTCTGAGAGGTGTAGGCTTACAATTTTTAGTGTTAGATGAGTTTAGTGATATTCCTGAAGAAGCATGGACAGAAGTTTTAAGACCAACAATCTCAGATAAGTATGTAAATGGTAAAGTATTATTTGTAGGTACACCTAGAGGATATGGTAATTGGTCTTACGATATGTTTCAACGTGGACAATCTGGTGATCCTGAATGGCAATCTTGGAAATACACCACAATAGAAGGCGGCCAAGTAGAACCACATGAGATTGATCAAGCAAAAAAGGATTTAGACGCAAGATCATTTAGGCAAGAATATGAAGCTAGTTTTGAAACATACGCTGGTGTTGTTTATTATAACTTTGATAGAGCAAAGAATGTCAAACCAGTAAAATACGACTCTAATGCAGTAGTGCATATTGGAATGGACTTTAACATTGATCCAATGTCAGCTTGTCTGTTTCATGTAAAGCAAGGTGTAAGTACGTTTTTTAAAGAGATTGTAATATATTCTAGTAATACACAAGAAATGATTGATGAGATAACAAGACAATATGATCCTAAAAAGGTTATTGTTTATCCTGATCCAGCATCAAGACAACGTAAAACTAGTGCTGGGGGAAAGACCGATTTAATGCTATTGCAAAACGCTGGTTTCAATGTTAAGTGTAAACCAACTCATGCTCTAGTTAGAGATAGGATTAATTCTGTGAATAGTCGCCTTTGTAATTATGAAGGGAAAAGATTTATTTATATTGATCCATCTTGTAAAAACCTTATCAATAGTTTAATGAAACAGTTATACAAAGAAGGAACGAATGTACCTGAAAAGAATGGTTACGATCATATGACAGACGCACTGGGATATGCCATTGAATATCTATTTCCGATCAGTAGTAATTTACCACCTTCACAACCAAAAAGGTTTAGTTAATGGCATATAATAGAAATCAAATATTACAAAGAAGTGATTTATATGATGGTTATGCGGGTAGATGGGAATACTACATAAGATCATTTTTAGGCGGAGAAGAATATAAGGGTGGCAGATACTTACAAGAATATAACTTAGAGTTAGAAAACGAATTTGAAAAAAGATTACAGTTTACACCATTAGACAATCATTGTCGTAATATTGTCCATATCTATTCATCATTTTTATTTAGAGTACCAGCTACAAGAAAACTAGAATCTTTAAATGACGATCCATCAACACAATTATTCTTAGATGATGCAGACTTAGAAGGTAGATCATTTGATGCTTTACTAAGAGAAGTACAAACATACGCTTCAGTTTACGGACATTGTTGGTTAATTCTTGATAAACCTAATTCAAATGCAAGAACAAGAGCAGAAGAATTACAACAAGAGATCAGACCATATCTAAATATATTTACACCAGAAAATGTAATGGAGTGGCAATACGAGAGGGCGGCATCTGGTAAATATTATTTATCTTATTTAAAAGTCAGAGAGAACAGATCAAAAGATAAAGATACTTATAGATTATGGTTTTTAGATAGAATTGATACAGTAGAAATAGAAAGAATGGGTGCAAAAGAACCAAGAGTTATTGAGTCTATACCAAACCCATTAAATACTATACCAGCAGTTTGCTTATACAATCAAAGATCACATGATAGAGGAATTGGTGTATCAGATTTAACAGATGTTGCAGATTTGCAACGATCTATCTACAATGAGTTATCAGAGATAGAACAGCTTATAAGATTATCAAACCACCCAAGTTTAGTTAAGACAAGAGATGTTGACGCTAGTGCTGGTGCTGGTGCGATTATTGAATTGCCTGATAATGTTGATCCAGCATTGAAGCCTTATATCTTACAGCCTTCAGGACAAAATTTGGATAGCGTATTAAAAACTATTCAGAATAAGATTGATGCTATCAACAGACTAACTCATGTAGGGGCTGTAAGGTCAACAAGCGAAAGAACTGTATCTGGTGTTGCTCTGAGAACAGAGTTTCAATTATTAAATGCTAGATTATCAGAAAAAGCTAAATTGATTGAATTAGCAGAAGAACAGATATGGAGATTGTTCGCAAGATGGCAGAATAAAGTTTTTGATGGTTCTATCTATTATCCTGAATCATTTGATCTTAGAGATTGGGCAACTGATCTTGAAGTCTTACAACAAGCTAAAGCAAGTAATATTAAATCTGATACATTTGTAAAAGAACTTGATAAACAGATTGCAAGAACTGTTGTAGAAGATGACGAAGCATTAGCAAAAATAGATGACGAGATTGATAATCAAACAACTAGACTTGGAGAGTTTCCTCAGACACCGATAACAGCACCAGAGGTGTAAAATGGCAGACTTAATAGAAGAACTAGGTAATTACAGGCAACGTAAGGTTACAGACTTATCTGATACTCATGTTGCAAGATTGCAACAGTCATTACAAGAGTTAGAAGATCAAGTTATTACAGAAGCAAAAAAGATTGATCCTAAACGTGGTACACTAAAACTTAGAACAACAGCCGCAATAGCATTAAGGCCAAAGCTAAAACAATTAATTGAACAAACTTATCTTACAGCAGTGCAAACTAATATCTCAGAATATGACAATGCCGCTTCTTGGCTTGTTGCTACATTTAAAAAATATCCAATACCAGAAGAATTCAAAGAAATCACAGAACTAGATTTGACAACTATACAACAACTTAAACGAGCCGCTTATTTACCTTTTGAAGATTTAGGTAATCAGTTTGCTAATGATTTAGCACAAGAAGTTTATAACAGTACACTTACAGCTACATCTACAGATGATATGGTGTCTAATTTAAGAGGTAAGATTAATGGAGTCTATCAATCATCTAATAACGAAGAAGCACAAGAACTTGTAGATTTTATCGCAAACAATCCTGATAAAACAGAGGATATTAAGACAGCCGCAGAAAGATTAAATACTATTTATGGTAGAGATAGATTAGGTAACAATTTAAGAAGATATGCAACACAATTAGTACAAGACTCATTAATGGGATTTGATGGTCAGTTTGCTAAATATAGAGCAGATGAACTAGGATTAACACATTACAAATACTCAGGTACAACTGTTAGAGATACTAGGGATTTTTGTAGAAGAAACGTAAACAAAGTTTATAGTGAAGATGAGATTAGACGAATTTGGACTACCCAAACTTGGCAAGGAAAAGCACAGGGTGATCCATTTGTTGTTAGAGGGGGTTATAATTGTCGCCACCACTGGCAACCTACTGATCCTGATTGGGATTTGTAATTGACAAAAAAGACAATAAAATTTAGGAGTAAATATGGACGAGAAAAAACAAAACTCGGTGGAACAAACTGAAGTTCCTTCAAAAAATCAGGAAACTGTTGAAACACCGAAAGAAGCTAAAGTAGATGCAAAAGCATTTACAGAAGATCAAGTAGAAGCAATAGTTCAAAGACGCTTAGACAGATATAAAAAATCTGTATCTAACAAATTAGATGGCGTGGACATTGAAGAAGCTAAAAAGCTAATAGAGGAAAAAAAACAGAAAGAGCAAGAACTTGCTTTACAGCGAGGTGAGTTTGAAAAAGTTATGAAAGAAACTGTATCTAAAAAAGATCAGGAAATTTCAAAGCTGGTTTCTGAGTTACAGAAGATTAGAATTGATGAGCAATTAGTCAATACTGCTTCTAACTTAAAAGCTATTAATCCTAACGAAGTTAAGGCTTTGTTGAGAAATAGTGTTAAGTTAAATGACTCAGGAAGTGTTGAGGTAGTTTCAGATAATGGAACACCACGATACACAGAAAAAGGCGAACCAATGCAAGTAAATGATTTGGTGGCTGAGTATCTAAATAACAATCCACACCATCTATCAGCGACACCTAGTGGCACTGGTAGTCAAAGTGCGATTGGTGGCAGTACACCACAGCCTATGAAGATGAGTGATTTGGATATGAATAATCCTGAACACAGGAAAATTTATAAAGAAATGCGTAATCAAAGAAACACAGGTGGAATGAAGGCGAACTTAGTAATAAACAATTAGACCAAAAGGAGATAAAATATGGCTAATGAAACAACAAGTTCCACTCTCTCGGAACTATATACTGAGATTATTCAAGAAGCGATTTTCACGTTTCAAGAAACTTCAGTAATGAGACCACTTGTAACTACTTACAACATAAGT